AAATAGGGTAAGTTATACTAGTATCAGCAGGATAAACATTGTTTTCAGTAGCAGGGGTTGATGGAGTTAAATAAGTATGTTCCTTATAAACAAGGAATTTTGTCCCTGCTTTTATTGTTGGTGGATTATCTCCATCTTTAGCAATAATAATATTTTCTTGCCCAACAACTCTCAATGTATCATTTAGGGTTAATCCCCAGATATTAATATCTGTTCCTGCTTTTGGTAATCTTACTGGCATATATACTCCTTATTAAGAACTTAAATTCCCATTCAAATCACGATATCCTACTGCAATTAATTCAATAGTTGAAGTATAATTCCCGCTATTGTTTATACTCAATTGATATAATCCAGGATTACAAATTATATTATCTTTATAAACAGAAGTTCCTCCAAGCCCTGTAGCTACTGTTTTGGTTTCATAATTAATATAAGATCCTCTTTGTTTTAAATTTAATTCATAAACAGTAGAAAATCCAGCTCCACCAGCCGCCGTATTATAACATGATAAATAACACATAATGGGTTTATAAATAGTAAAATTTGTTGTTCCAATCCCAACCCCATTAACTGTTAATGATTTAACAGTTGTTCCTGTATCATTTGCATATACATTATTAGTATCAGTTAAAGAAATAGATTCGCCTATAATTTCTCCCAATGATGTTATAGTTCCTGTTACTTCTGGTGAATTAAAATTTTCTGCATCTGCTATAGAACCAAAAGAATAAAAATCATACCCTATAGTATTTCCTGCTTGTCCGCTGTTTAATTCTATAACATGAGGGGTTTTGCTATCGTCGGGCGCAACACGATATTGATTTACTCCTGGAACCCCTGTTACTCTTGTTAATGTAACGCCACCTGTTACATCCTTAATCAGCATCGGTCTTGCGCCAGCTAGATCTGTTGTATCTGGTATATAAGGTAAATATAAAAAATATCTTGTTGGGGTTATTGGCGGATGATTTGCTGAAGCTGGAGCTATTAAATCTTCATTCGCACCACCATATCCAGCGCTTTGTTCGTGAATAAATTCACCAATTGCGTCAGAATTAAAAGGATCTCCTGCATAATTAATAAATTATGGCCTCATATTATGAACTCCTTAACGCTGTTTCTAGCGTGTTTATTTTATTTTCAAGATCGAAAAGTTTATCGTTTGCTTTTGGGTCATAACTATTTAATTTCATTGTGATTTTCTCTCCGCTAATACCGATATCATAATTAATTTGTATTATATTATCTTGATATTGTTTCCTGTAAGGACGCATTACCTGTATTCTGTCCACGTTTACTTTGGTTGTGGTTGTTGGGTTGGTATTAAAATAAAATTCAATACTCACTATAGGTTCTGTCATATCAAATTCGACATAATGCCACACATTAGCAGAAGGAATATAAATTGTATTAATTGTATATGTTTCCGTTGTTTCATCTGATACTATTTCGTTTTCACAATAAGCATTATCTGAATATATCCCGGCAGAATAACCACCATCTCTATAATTAGTTCCATAGGTTATTTTAACAGATAGTTTTCTTCCACTCTCTGCGCTTTTAATCATAAACCCTATTTTAGATACTAGTAAATATCTCATTTGTTTAGGGAAATTATATTGCATCCCATCGCCGGATACGGTTCCATTAAAATATACCGATCCAACGCCTTCCACATAATCTACAGAATCTAACGTGGCATTCGTCCAACCTAAAACAGAATCACAATTTACAATGGTTGTTAATTGGGTCTCTTCTTTATCCTGAACTCTTATTAATTTCCCTATCTGCGGAACATATCTTAATAGATTAATATTATTAACTGTAATGCTTTCTATTGGCTGAAATGATTTTAATAGCGAATACGCATAATCCAGAGCCTCGGCATCAGAAAGCACCTCAGAAACTGTTATTTTGTCTTCTTTAATTCTAAATAATTTTTCAATCGGCAATGGCGGATAAGTCCCTGAAGAATAACCTACTTCCCCGATCAATACAGTAGAAGATGAACCACTAACTTTTTTTAATACTTTATATCTTGTTGCTTTAATACCAGAATAATCTATTTCAAATTCAATATCTGAATACGCGACATTATCAGAATAAAATAAATCAGCATCAAGAACAGAATCTAATTCTTTGACATAAAAAATATTATCCGCCGTAACGCCCCAGTATCTATCATCTAATTTTGAAACAGTATCATCAATTACTTTTTTTGCTTTTTCATATTCATACGTTACAGAATAAGTGTCTGTTGATCCTGTATTAATATATACAGATGATCCGTTCCAAGTAATCAAAGAATTATCGTCTGTTGCCTCTATAACTGTTTGTAATATTTGTGCCGCTGTTTGAGTAGTAAAGATCCCATTATATAAAAGCTCGTCTAGCCTTCTCCATTGTGGAATAAATTCTATTAGTCCGCCTCTAATATCTGGCGTTATATCCACAATCCCGCGATAAATTTTAGTCCCATTATAATAAATTTCACAATAATCATCCGCATCAACTGGGAAATCAATAAAAGCAAGCTCTATTGACCCTGCCCCGCATCCTGTTTTATTTAATTCAAATTTGAAGTTTTTTAAAGCTGAGTCTGCTTGCCCAAAAAGGTATTCTTTTTTTAATCCGCCACTGCGATGATATAATTTTATATTCCATTTATAGGCCGAATCTATATCTGTGGGAGCTGGCGGCGTATATTCTGAAGTAAATGTACTGACTATTTGAGAACTTACAAAATACATTTATAAGTACCTCTCGTTAATTGAAATATCTAAAGAACCTTGAGCTGCATAAATATATAATGTATTATTCCCAGGCTCTAAATTAAAAACAGATCCCGCGGTTAAAAGCCCAGTTTCGATATTTCCATTAACAGTTAAAACCCCATTTCTGCAATTATAACTAATAACATTCCCACTGCTCCACGTTGAAAACTCTAATCTAAATCCGTAATCTTCACCCAGTTGAACTTGAAACAAATCACAAGTGGCTGTTAATGTTAGTGTAAAAATTGGCGGGGTAGAAATAACACCTAAATTATTAACTACTTGTGTTTCAAGTGTACTAGATATCAATGTCTTTGTTGTTGTCGTTGCAGTAACTTTTTCAAAAAACCCATCAACCATTATAAAAGTCATTGTTATTTCAGAAGAAATATTTAACGACCTATATGACTCACCGCTAGATTTAGATGGCACAACTCTAGCCCTTAATGTGTCCCCGTCTCCTGAAACAATATAAAAATATAATGTTTTATATCTTGATACAGACAGCCAGCGCATAATAGCCGCCCGGAAAGAGTTCCAAGCCGTTGTCGCTGTAGTGGATGCGTTTTGTGTGAATTTCTTCATGAATGATATCTCAGAAGTTATAAATGATCCGTCACCACGAATATAAGCTGAATTATTTGCGAGATCAATTTTTTCCCACGATCTAGCGGGTGAAGGAAAATTAATAGAAATGGCTTCTGTGTCTATGTCGAGCGTTTGTGCTTCACCATCAATTTTAAAATAATAATATGCCATTTATGCCCTCGATGCTTCAGTCCGCGCAATAAATCTTAGTTGTTTCGTAAAATCTTCAACGTCTCTAGGATAAACATTAACAGATGCAATGTTTATTCCCATCATGTTTTGACTTTCAGAATTTGAAAACACTCTTGATCCGGATGGTAAATTAACCAATTCCGGCCCCTGTTCTCCGACTAAAGCCATACCACCAGTCGAAACACCGCCTCTTGCAAAAGCTGGCATAGGTTGTGCGGCAATTAATCCTGTTTGTATTGCTCCAAGCCCGCCTATTATTCCGGCCATGAGAAAGTTCGATGGCGGCGGATAAGTAGCTGGATTTAATGCAGCTATAACTGCTGATGCGGTATTAATAATTGAATCGACAATTGCTATAGATTTATTGGCAGTAAACTGTTCTTTTTTTAATTGCTTTTGTTTTTCAACGTTCCCTTCTGCATTAGTTAATTCATTTGAATAATATTGGTCAGAAATAGCAGAAAGAGAACCAAAAACTGCCCCCGTTCCCGTTTCAATAGATTTCCAGCCTTCTGAAATTTGTGAGATTGTTTCATTGGTATTATCAATAATCCCAGCATTAGTTTTGTTTACACTTATTCCAAGGTTCTGAAAAGCATTTGTAACTTGAGATTCTATTTTGCCGAAAGAATTAACAACTTCATTCGCGTTTTTACCAGTCCGGTCCGCGAACCCCTGAATGTCTTTCGCTGTGTCTTTAATGGCTTTACTTGCCCCTTCAAAATTTCCGGTAACGGCTTCTTTTACTACCGTTCCAAAAGTAATCAAAGTTTTTATTGTTGTCCATATAAAATCGAATAAAGTCTTTATGGTATTAACAACAAAGGATACTGCAGTCCCTAATGTGGCAAAAGTTTTCGCCATTATCTTGATCCCATTTTCTGTTTTAAGAAAATCAATTATCATTTGAACCATAGAATTCATTGCCTGAACCATGTCTTTTCCTATAGAAGAAATTAATTGTCCAAAAATTTCCATTAAATCATCTGTTGTGTTTTCAAAAGCTTTCAATGATCCGCCAAAAGTATTAGTTTTCGCTTTCGCAATATCAAATCCATCCGCCATTTTTCTGTTTACAATATCCATTTTTTCGCTTTCTGTTGTAGCATTTCTTAGTTCAGGGATATATCTTTGGAGCATTGTAAATTGCCCTTGATTTGTTTGTGCCACCATTTTCATGGATGTATTAAGATCAATCCCAAAAGCCTCAGATAATCCTATTGCCCCTTTAGAAGCATCGTCAAGATTATCTTTTGAAATCCCCATTGTTGAGCCTAATTTCATTATCTCCATTACGGCTTCATCACTTACATTGGTTACCCGTTGCATTTTTGATGCGTAATTTTCTAGTTCTTTTGTGTTCCCGCCAACGGCTGTTTGAAGACTTACAACCGCTGCCTCTTGTTGTGTAAAAGCTTCAATTGATTTTTTAGCTATATCAGTTACAAAACCAATAGCCATTTCAATCCCTTTAAAGGCTATTTGTGCAGTTATAATTGACGAGGTAACTCCTTTAATGGCGACAGAAGCATTATCCTTCCCATTTATCTCAAGATTTACGCGGGCCATTTTTCACCTTCAATGAATTTTGAAAATCATCGTCGTTTAAAGTCTTAATATAAAAATATCTAATCTCTTCCCAGACCGACATTATAAATTCGTCTTGATTATAATAGCCGCCGTCTTCCGGTAAATGTCTCCAAGACGTTCCATCTAAACACGAAAGCGCATCTCTGACGAAACCAATCCATTTCATCCAGTATTGATCGCCTTCGAGGCTTATTCCCATTATTTCAGCCCGGACGGTTGCCTCTATCCCGTCCCTATCTATTCCCCCAAGTGATAGCCCTCAGAGAATTTTTTAATTTCATTAACTAAAAAATCTATTAGTTTATCGTTACTAATTTTGTCTAATAAATCAAAATTAACTTCTATAGTTTGATTATTATCCCCAATAAAAGAGTGTTTTTTAGGGTCGATCCCGTTATCAATTATTATTTTACTTAATTCAATTGATGATTTAACCATGCTGGAAATCTCATCTTCTCGAATATTGATCTCCAGCATAATTTCTGCTTTCTGTGAATCGGAAAGCTGATCTATATTTTGGAGCGGGATATTCTTTTTTTTCATATATGCGTACATAGCTTTTCCGGTAACAGAATTAATATTATTCATTGCTAAAAATTCTATTTTACGCTTAATGCTATACGGCAATTTTTTAATAGTAACAAAATCTTTTTCTTCATTGCATTTAATTTCAGGTAATAAAAAATCTGAAATATCTAACTTTTTTTCATTCGAACATATTATTGCATTAATTTTTGCCATTTAATAACTCGATGTATTATCATCAATAATATAAATATATATATGCTCATCATACGTTGTACTTTCTGGTTTTACCACCGTGGCAGCACCAGTTATAGTTAATCTATCGGGCGTTGATAATGGCGAGTTATAATCTGTTAATTTAGCAGCTGGTATTCTAATAAGAATCGAAAACGGAACTAAATTAGTACTATCAGCATAGTCGTTTGATTTCCAATACAGATAAAATCCAACGGGTGCGTCGGTTGTATAATTTGATCTTAAAGCATATTGTGTGCTTGTGTTGTTAGCTGTAAAGCTTAATTCAATAGTACTGTTTTGTCTTTCCTGTTCCTTTTTATAATACGATCCTATATTTCTATTGTCATCAAGATTTGCATTTATAGTAATGGAATAATCTTTGACCTCATCTAATTCAGTTAACGCACCTGTTGAACTTTCCATTACAATTTTCATATTTGCAGCTAAATAAGCCTCAATAACTGGCGGAGTTAATGCGGAATCGGTTTTACCAGTTTCTTCTGATTTACAATCAAGAGTTATAGTATATTTACAAATATCTTTCGCGGTATTTGATAAAGCAATTGTTGATATTTTAGCCCCTGTTGCCGCTATAGATTGATTAGCTCCCAACGCCCTGTTAAGAGTAAAACTAAATGACGGCAATGCCGTTGTTGCTCCTGCAGGTTCTAACAAATGAACCTTTGCCGTTGTACTTGATGGTTGAACTTTCATCAAATAACCGCCTATACTAACAGAAGCGGCTTTTAAATTGGTCGCTGAAAAATCTGCTATTGTAGAAGAATCAGTCGAATCTCCAAATACAATCGCGTCATATCCGTTTTTACTAGTAATTAATGTCGCCAGTTCAGTTAAAGTGTCAGCAGTGGAACTGCTAACATCTATAGTTCCAGTCGAAGAAAAATTTGAATCAATTACCCACGATGAACCATTGCCAGAAACTTGAGCCGTTAAAGTGTTACTTGATTTTGTTAATCTCATATAAGCGAAACTTCCAGAATACCCAACTAACAACCAAGCTTTTATCGGGTTTGCTAAAGATGATTGATTCCCTAAAACACCATGTAAAAGTTTACCTATATCATCCCCATGCATTACTCCCTCGACTGTCCCGCCTATTCCATCCCCAACTTTTATAAGATTCGTTGTATATATTTCAGATACTAGCGATGGGTCTTCTGCATGTTCAACGCTTCGCTTTAAACTTTCTGTTGATACTCTAAGATAATCAGTTCCGCTTGCAAAACTACCCCACGTTGTCTCTTTTGCAAATACGACACTTCCTAATCTTCCTGTGCGTGCCATTATATTTTCCTCCCTAGTTTATTCGTGCCTCAAAATTTACTGTAAATATTTTTAAATTTTGATTTTCATTATTATATAAATCAATGTTTTCTGTTCCCGTTAAAGCAATCCAACTTATTTCACTTGTATTATAATTATGTAACGATCTTATTACGGCCTCTTTCCAGTCTTCAATCCAGTTCCATATATTATCATCATTATATTTTAAAAAACCAGTTACTTTTAATTCATAAACTTCAGGCAAATTTTGCAGATGTAAACTAATTGGCGTAGCAGGATCATCATAAAGAACTTCACTTGATTCAATTTCAACTAATAAAAATGGGAATTGATTTTGCCCCCATTTATAAGTAATTGATGCCGCTAAGGGCGTTATATGAGTCCTTTCAGTATTAATAATAGCAATATAATAATTAAAACCGTTTGTGGCGTTCTGCAAACGCGTAATAACATCATTCCTAATATCCTGAGCAAAATACCTATCTGTCATCGTCGGCACTCTCTAAATATACGGTTGTAAAATCTATTAGTTCTTTCCAAACCCTGGCTGGCATATCGCCCTCAGTAGTGTAAAAATATTTTCTAGGATTTTTCATTCGCTCAGACACATAATAAAAGTAGTCCTTTCCCTGGACTCCAATTTCTAACTTTTTAGAATCTAACTTTTGATACCAACCTGTCCCGCCACTTGCAGCGTTAAATAATTTACCGCTTAAAACTAACATCCCTTTCCCAGGGTAGTTTTTTTCTTTCCACTGTTTATATTTTTTTGTTAATGGTTCCCATTTTTTACCTTCCATTAACGCCCCTTCACTATTCCAAGTTGAAGGCATTACAGAGTTTTTCCAATAATCAATAAACTTTGTCCAAACTGGCTCTAAATCTTTAACGTATGAAGCAAGTTTTATAAAAGTTTTTTTCGCCCGTTCTGTTGTGTATTTAATATCTAATTGCATTAGTATTTATAATCCCGATCTATGTATCCATTACTTATTTCGCTTTCGGTATTAGTTCCATCTAAAACAATATTTGAAATAACTAAATTTGAATCCCCAGTTATAAGCCCATATAATTCAGGGTCAGTCTTCATTTCATCTAAAATTTCTTTATATTTTCTGCCAAAATATTCACCCTGAGAACCGTCAACACTTGTATTGTTACCATAAACAGAAAGACAAACGTGTGAAGCGGAGCCATATTTACACGCAATACCCAAACGACCTAAAATTTTGGAATCTGTTGGTTGTGTGGTTATACCAACCCCGCTCAACACGAAATCAATTTCATTTGTTATATCTGAAATAATTGTATTAACCTGTGTTAATGTCGGTCTAGTTGTGCTTGAAAAAGCATCAACGCCCATTATAACATTAACGTCCGTACTATCACAATAGTTCATTAGGAACCTCTTTTAGGTCTTCCGCGTTTCTTTTCTGGTTCATCTTTAATGATTTCAACAATTTTTTCTTTTAAAACTCTAAATAATACTTTATTATCAGTCAATAATTTGCTTACAATAAACTTTTCCCTTGCTTCATCACATTCAAAATAAGACTTAACATCAATAAGCTTTTCTTCTTTAGGGATTAATTTTCCAAAACGATTATAGTTATCGTTAAAATCTCCAAGATATTTTATGATCGCTTCCATTTTTACTCCTTAATATAAGGGGGGCAATTAAGCCCCCCAATTAGTTTAATTGTTAGTTTTTACTATTGAGAACGGGTTCAAGAAAGAATAACCCATTCTAAAATCAAAACCGTATTTGATCTCCTTAAATTCGATATCATCTTTCATCATCCATTCAGGCTTTTTCCGTTCTTGAATTAAGAAAGGTTTAAACGGCGATGCGATATTAATCAAATACCAATCATTGTCTGTTGCTGCTTGTCGATAATTTACAATTATTTCAGCATCTCCAGAATAAAGGTTTGATTTTGTCCCAGAAACATAAATTAAACTTTGTCTGCTGGATAATAGCGTTGAAGCCACATCCTGCATGTGGAAAGGAACCAAAGCAACTAGTTTCATGCCCTCGTTGAAAGGTTCATCTTGCTTGTCCTTTAATCCGCCAAGAGCAATTTTAGCTGCTTTATAATCAGCTTCAAATTCAGTAAGCGAATAAGTAGAAGATGATGTACCAGTCAAAAGATTGTTAATAGTGTTTGATCCAGTGTCAATATTAGGTCTTGATGTTGCAAACATTGCTGTTCCGTCAAATGCCGTTGCGTTTGCATCTAACAAAAGCTGGCAAAGTTTAGCCGGAAAGCTTTGATACGCATTAACAATAGATTTAACCCAGTTTTCTACGTCTCCGCCAAGGTATTCCCTGGAATCATTAATAGTATCTCTATCAACGCCAACACCAGAATCCCAAGATTTGTTTCGTACTGTTAAAACCTTATTAGAAAAATCTCCAAAATGCCTCTTGTCAAGCCATTCTTTAACGCCCGGAAGAGTTTCAGGAATATGATAGTCTTCTTTATCGCTATTACTATTAACGCGATTAAGTATTTTCTCATATTCATTACTAGGAGATGTAGCCATGAGCTGATTAAAATTTCCTTTTATACCTTTCATTACTGCAATAGGTGAATTATACATAGTTACCTCCCCTTATTCCCAGAGCCTATAGACAATGCCATAGGTTCCTACTAAACCAGCCACCGTTGCAGATGCGGTTCCTGTTACATATTGCCCACTTGTTGCCTTAGCAATCCGGCCATTAGTTCCACCATTAACAACATTCGATAAAACCTTCGCCAAAGATGCGGTACAACCGTCAATTAACAAATCGCTTGATGTGGTTCCATTTGCAGCCACACCAACGTCTAACGTAGCAGCGCCCGTTGATCCAGATGTAACATCAAGCAGCATCAATTCAATCATTATGGTTTCACCTGTAGGGTTTGCCCATCTAATCACACCGCCAGCAGCAGTGGACGTTGCAGCAGTCAAATTTCCCTTATAAAGGATTGCCCCATTCGATTGATAAAACACATTCAAATCAACCCAACCGGAAGTAGCTGAAATATAAGTTACTAACGTTCCAACCTTAACACCGCCAGTCATTGATTCGTCTAAAGTGTAATTATCAGTAGCATAAACGACTTTTCCCAAATCGCTCTGTGCAATAGCTGTAAAAGCTAAAAGATACTGACCCTTTGTATAACAATATCTTACTGTTTTATCTCCTGCGATTGCAGAAGCAACTTCATTCGCACCGCTGATAGAACCGCTTGCAGTAGTAGCTGCGGGGCCTGAAGTATTTGCTGTTTCATCAGCAACAACCACAATTATCCGAGCATCAATTGCTGCCGTTGAATCCATGTTATAAAGATATCCGTCAGCACCAACCGCCGCTAGAGTCCCTTTATATATTGTTTCGCCTGTTTTAACAGGAAAAGCGATCGGTTCGCCTTGACCTTTCATGTTTATAATTTGTTGTGCAGTTTTAGCCATTTTTTCCTCCTATAAAACTTCTTTTTTGTAACGGTCTATATCATAAGCACCGTCAGGTCTTTTATAACCCATCTGATCCATTACATGATAATCAATGTTTTCAAGTTCAGTTTTGCTTTCAAGATTAGTTCTAGTTAATTGTATCGAAGATTTCTTGGGTTTCATGGAAATCATTTTAACCACAAAATCTTTCGATCGATCATATTCAAGTTTCCAATCTTCAACTTCTTTTGGATCAATCTGTCCATCTCTTGTTGCAGATTCAAAAAACCTTTCTTTTTCATCAATATGTTTTTCTTCTTCGATCTTGCTCAATTTTGCTTGAAATTCTTCAGCCTTCTGTTCTGCGACTTCTTTTTGACCAGTAAGTTCTTCCATTTTTGCTAACATTTCTTTCATCATAGCAATAATCTCATCCAAACCCGGCATTGCAGGGGCATCCTGTAATTTATGGTTTAATGATCCTTCGAACTTAGCCAATTTTTCTTTTACTTCTGACACTACCATATTTCCTCCTTTTATTTTTTCAAGACGAATTTGATCTTGTAATTTTGGATTTTCACCTTCGAGAGCTGGAATATTTGTAAGCGTTATCGCAAGCAAAACATTTTTATGTAACTCTTTTTCTGTATCAACCCTATCACCCCACTCTGGCGAAACATAACTATATATATTATCTTTTACTACTGTTTGACCTCTTGAGTTCAAATTAATTTTTGCATAAAGACCATCGTCTTTTTTATACAAATCTAATATATCGCCAAACTTTTCTCCTCGTTTATGTTGCTCATCAACAAATGGCTTAAAAAGCTTTTCGTTTTTAAAATTAGTTATTATTTGATCAAACATTGCGTCGTTTAATTCAAGATATTTCCCCTCATGATCTATATAAACTCTTTTTTTCGGGAAAACTTTTATTTCATATTGTGTTGATTTGTCTAATTGATGAATCTGCAATTCAAACTTTGAAGATTCTCCAATAGTATCAAATATTTCTAGTATTTTATCGTCTGTTATACTAAATCCATTTTTATCAAAAAGCTTTTTTATATCACTCATTACTTCTATCTTGCTTTTGGGTTTTCTCTCTTGTTCAATTGAGGTTGATTTTCTGAAATTTGTCATGCAAATCGCTACTGCCTGTTCTTGATCTTTCCCCTCATTAATCATCATGGGAACACACTCTTTCATATACGTTGATTCATCTTTATTTCCTATTTCTGGCAATGGCATTTACATTCCTCCAAAAAAAAAGACCCAATTTTAAATTGGGCCTTTAGGTACTCCAAGATATATTTTGATATATACAAATTTTTCCTGAATCAGGAATTTTTTTATTCCTATTATATTCCAACTTTATTTTAACATACGGAATCATATCGGTCAATATCAAACATTCTCTTTTTATTTTTTCTATTTGTTCTTGCGTTGTCATTTTAAACTATATGCCATAAGCTGGCATCTGCAATTATCCCTTCCTAGACAATCGGGATTTACTGTTTTTTTACCAATATTAAGTCCTGCGTTTTCTATTTCTTCTTGTGTTAATATCAACCCATCTAAAGGTGCGCAATGATCGCAAAGGCTCCGATCCATTGCAGCGGTATAAAAATAAGTATTAATATCATCTGATAAATCTAATAGAGTGGCTCCTCGTCCCTCGGTATAACCGTTTTCTATATCATTAACTATATTGTTTTTTTCACCCTTAAATCCGGTTTCAAATCCAAGAATGAAATTCTCTAGGCCGCCTTTATTCTCTATGTATTGATCTGATACACCTTCCATTTTATTTTCTATCACGTTTTTTATTCTGAAAAAAAAGTTTTTAATGTTTTTTTCAACTGTCTTTCCTGTGTTTGGATTGGGCTGTATTGGTTTTTTTGCTAAAGCGATTGTTCCCTTTTGTAATTTAGCTATTTCTTTTTTTATATCTTTTACTCCGCGTTCAAAACCATTGTTATAAAGATCTAACATAGTTTTAGTAGCATCATTAATAATTCTATTTGATATTAATATATCTTTATTGCGGTTTGTTTTTAATTGATTATAAATTTCTAGTATAAACTCATGTGTAAAACTTTCAATTGTATTTTTTGCCTTATCAGAGATTGTTTCATAATGTTCATTAGCTGATTCGAGTTCAAAATGATTTGTTTCCCAGTCTAGTAAGTCTTGACTTAGTTTTCTAGTTTTATTTTTAGATAGTTTCTCTGTTATTTTAGGCGGTTCATTAACAATGACTTCTGGAATAACTACCTCTGGCATTCCAAAGATTTGCCGAAGAAACTTTTCATCATCTTTTGTATAATTTAAAAACCCGCTCTGGGCTAAAGCTGAAATCTGTTGTGCGGTTTTAGCCAAATCAATGCTTTTAATTGTATTAAACTTTATTAAAGGCCAATCCTCTTCTGTTATGTTTTTAAAAAATGACATCTCCATTGTTTTATCAATCATCTTTTGGATATTATCTTCTAACAACTGTAAAACATAACTAGCCATTAATTCGTATGAAGCCTTATGTTCTCCTGTTGATGACCTTGACCCGTTTTGACCAATGCCAGAAGTAATAAATTGTGTTAGTGTGTTATAAAACATTTGTCTATCAAAATAATCTACTAAACCTATAACATCCTGTTGGTTCTTTAGCTCTAAAAGTTCAATCCTTGCCTTTTCTTCGTCAAGTAAGAAATATCCGTTTTGAACATTACTTAATGTCCGACCAAGAGTTTCCATTCTTACTTTATCTGCATTGCTTAATTGGCCCTTGCTATATACGCCTACAATTCCTGTGCCTCTTTGGGTTGCGATAGTTTTAGCATTTAAGACCTTATGTTTACAATCCCAAAAAAACCTAATAGTTCTGAATATTGATCGACCGCGAATATCATTAAACTCTTCTCCATAAGTAAAATAATCTAAATTTTCTTTATCAATATTAATAAGAGTTTGTCCTTTTTCAGGCGTTCTTTTTGCGTGTTGAATACCAATAAAATCAGTGAAATCGTCATAATAAAATCTTTGTATTGTTTCATTTTGGATAGGATTAAACCAAATTGGCCTGTTTGTTGTTTTGCCATTATATTTATCGCCATATTTTACTATCATTTCATGCATTGATAAACCATAATCAATTGCTAAAAGTTTATGGTGCTTGTAATAACCAAACCCCTTTTTCATATTATCAATAACCCAATAAACATAATCGCTGATTTCATTGTTCGGCGTTTCAATCCGATATTCTGACATTAAAATCGGATACTTTAATATATCAACTGTGCTAGAAGCCAAAGGATCGGAATTTCTGATTTTATAATAATCCGCTTGTAAATCTGTCCAGCTAATATTGTCAAAATCATTAGTCTTTATTTCACCTGCAGCAATCATAATTCCAGTGTTAGTTTCTTGTTCTTTTTTTATTGTTTGTTCGTCTGTTGGAACCTTTTTCTTTCTTCCCATTATGCACCCCTATCTTCATTCCAATATTCGTTCTGTAACGCCCCGAAATATTGGAGATATTTTTCTTTTTGTTCTTTCGCAGTATTAAGGTTTTTATCTAAAACAGATTTGTCTTTTTCAAGCATCTTTAAAAGTTCGTTTTTATTAGTTCCTCTTTCAAAATGTGAATACATTTCTAACGCGCCTAAATATTTATTTATTTTTGCAGTAAGGTTTTCAATGTTATGAAATGAAATGTGCAATTGATTCCATAAATGCTTACGCCAAGATTTTATCTTATAAATATTAGGTCTCTCTTTATATCCATAAAGAATATCGCCAAAAAACAACTCGCAATCCTCGGGAAAATATACATTAATATTTTCTTTTTTACTTAACTTTTCAATCCAATACTCTATTCCTGGCCGTTCAAGGAAATATTCTTGCCCTGCGTTTAATAGGATTTTATAAAAATATATTTCTTTATAGCCCATCATTGCGGCTAAAACAAACATGTAACAAAATGTCGATGTAAAAAATTCTACTCCGCCATATTCAACGACTTCTTTTAACGGAAATGTTTTTGCATTAGGAATGATTTGTTTAGTTAAACTATCATCAGCATTCTGAACATAAATAGGTATTTCACCAAAACGTTTAAAATCATAAGATTTATTATCAATAATTGTTACTAGTTTTGTTGGCGGATGAATTTCAAACCCGAAATCCATTCTTTTAATATCGTCGTGAGCTTTTCCAAAACAAGAACCGCATCCCCATATTTCATAATCGGGATCATCATAAGGAACATCAAATACACTTTCTGCAGTTCCTAACAAGATTAATTTTTTCATTATTTTACCTCATACCAATTTATAACATAGCCTATAAAATTATTTGTAGTAACTTCGTTTAAAACTCTAATATTGTATTTTTTATTAGGCTTAAATTCGAACTCATTTAAAGCTCTTTCAGTTCCGCCTATGTTTCTACTCGATCCTAAATGCCTATCTAAAATTGTTGTTGCGCCTGATCTATTAATGTTGCCTGTTAAAGCCCCTTGGTAATTAATAACGTTCGATGTTTTTGTTGAATTTCTGTTGCGATTAATAGATGAAATCTGTGTCCCGGATAGAGACGCGGAAACTGTAATATCCTCATAAATAATATAACTGCATTCTGCTTCTGTATCTAAATCAAACAATAAGTGATGTTCGGTTTCTTCATTGGGCGTATGAATAATTATATTATGTGATGCTGAGTTTCCTAAATCAATTGTATTACTACTAACATAACTATTGCCTTCGTGTATTTTATGATGTTCACCGTTAATAATAACCAATCCGTTTATATCGCTATCTACCGAAACACGGTGATTATATTTATCAACAATTTCTACTATTTCGGTTGCCATTACATGCCCCTTTGTGCTTTTATAAAATCATCTATTGTATCAATGTCAACGGAATTTGTATGATTCATTTTATATTTTTTAACGTTATAATACAACCCGTATTTTTTATAATTATCTATCGAAGTATAATAAATAGCACCGTTTATTTTATCCGTGCGTTTATCGTAGGAAATTATAGAGTTAATTGTTGGATCATAATTACTAATTACAGTTTTAATATCTGTTAATTCTCTAAGTGGACTTGTAACCTGTAATAACATTATATTATCACAATCTGTATATTTGTCTAACACATCATCAATTACTTTTTCCATTGGAACTTCGTCTAAACATAACTCATTTTTTCTTTGAATAATATTAACTGGATAATTCTTAGATTTTTTTATGATAAAATTATCATCGGTTGTTACAACTATTCTTTTGAACTCTCTTGTTGCTACGGCCTGGCTTATTGTCCATTCAAATAAAGGGAACCCTGCCAATAGTCTAGTATTCTTTCCTGGAAGTCTTTTTGAATTTTTTCTGGCCGGGATAATTGCCATGGTTTTCATTGATATTTTTTATCCTGTTTTAAGAATGTGTTATTATATATTTTTTTTATAAATCGGTCTATATTAACACTGACAATTATTTTTATAAAATTATTTAACCATTTATTTTGAACAAATAAATTTAATAAATAAGACAACCGTATTATTTTCTTTTCATCTTTAAGTTTTATCTTAGTTCTTCCTGAGCGTTTATCAAAATCCTTTTGAAAAGTAGTCCCAAAATCATCATCCATGTTTTGGAGCAACAACCTGTCTTTAGCATAGTTATAAACTTCGGTACCTTTAAACGGTTGTAATACACATGCCTTTGCAATTTCAGGTTCTATTTTCTGATTTAATTCTACCGTTTTTATTGCCGAGTTTAAATTCTCAAAAGGCAAACCAAATATATTTGTTGTTTGAACTCTTATACCATATTTTTTAAACCATTGCCCAGCATCAATCATTTGTTTATCTGTCATATTTCTGTTTAATATATTGTTGCGTATAAAAGAATCCCCATGCTCAACCCCGAAATCTACTCTATTACAGCCTGTTTCAGACATTATTTTAACCAACTCTTCGTCCAATAAATTCACTCGCACATTACAAATATAAGGTTTATTAATTTCTTTCTTTATTCTTTGTATTAGAGTTATAAACCATTCCCTATTAAGATTCATTGTATCTGAAATAAATTGTAGCCATTTGAATCCGTACTTATCATTCAATTGTTTTATTTCATCCATTGCTTTATCTATATTCATATTTTGAATTATTGTCCCCTTTCCGTGATACATCTTATTTAATACCGGATTATAACAAAATGAACACTGAAAAGGGCATCCCCGGACAATATAAACTTGTTTTGTTGATTTGTTTTTTAAAAGACTATATTTATCATAATACAAATTATAATCAGGCATTGGGAGTTTGTTTATATCAAATATGTTTCTTATTTCATTTTTAATTATTGTTTTACCAACTTTGAACCATAAGTTTTTTATATCCCGCCTTTTTGGTTCATTAACATATTCTAATAAAGCCTCATATCCTTCCCCAACACACAATATATCAACGTGTTGTATTACATCTTCTGGATTAAATGTCGCATGTGCGCCGCCAACGATTACCTTTTTCCCTACTGCTCTAACAGTTTTTATTATCTCAATGTCTTCTTTCCAAGATGGTGTTGAGCTTGAAAACGCATATAAATCCGCCTTGTCTTTAAGAATTTCTATAATAGATTCTTTAGAATAAATAAATATATTGGTTATATGTCCTGCTTTTTTCAATAAAGCAGATAAATACATAATCCCAAACTGTTCCCTAAAAGACTGCTGTATAAAAGTTATCTTCATAAAACCCTTGATAAAATATCAGCTATTTTTCTCGATACATATATAAGCTTTTTTGATTTATACCTTTTAGCTTTATTAACTGCTTTTATAATTGCTTCTTTTTCACATTTTATTGTCTTTGATCCTTCCCTTCCAGCTTGTCGTTCACCCACATTAATAAACGGAAGCCCAAAATATGGAGCTTCCATTACCCCAGCTGAACTATTCCCAATCATTAAATCTGCATGAAATAACAAGCTTGTCCAATCAACTAAATCTAACTCCCTTAGCTCTCCTAGTTTTGAAAACCTATCTATTAATTCTCTACTTCCTTTATCAATATTAGGGCGTATTATAACATATTGTAAAGCTAATTCCTTTAATGCATCGATTAATTCTTCTGGGTCTTCGTCTGATTTTGTGGCGGGATGATATAAAACAATGGCTGTTTTTTTATTTGTTTTAAGTTTTAATTCATTAAATAATTCGGTTTTATCTTTTAATATAATTCTGTTTAATGTGTCAATTCTTGGAGAACCCACAACAAAAACATTCTTTTTAATACCAATTTGTTTAAGTCTTTTTTTTGCTTTGTTGGATATAACAAAATGATATTGAGATGCCCGGCTTATCCAATCCCTAAATATATCGTCATAACTCCCATTGCTTATTTCGCCGCCGCCAAGATGAATTATTGGAATGTTTTGAATAACAGCATTGAAAACAGTTATTAAAATTTCCCATCGATCGCCTAAAACTATAATATAATCCGGGTTCATGTTTTCTAAATATGTTTTAATTTTATCATTGATTTCATTAAAACCATTTTTAAAGTTTATTTTTCTAAAATCTATGAATGTTATGTCGGGCATATATATTAAATCATCAAAATCAATCTTACGATCTAAGTTCATAACCGTAAAATTAACTTTTAAATTCTCTTTTTTCTGGCATTCAAGGGCTAACATGTTTAACATGTGAACCTCAGCTCTGCTTCCAGAAATAACTAAAATATTAACATCCATAATATAACCTTCTCGCTTTATCTGCATTATCACAAAACAAAGCAAATTGTTCTGGATTTAAAGACACTTTATTATCAATACAATCTTCATCAATTTTAAAATGCTTTTCGATATATTGAATATTTTTAGAATAACACATTAAAGGAATTTCAATCCCTGTTTCAAGAGTATGATCTGATAATCCAGAATAATCTGATAAATCGCAATATTTATAATCCTTTGTTTCTGCCGGATATTTACTGATACAATACATTTTATAAACATTATCTAAATCATAATCAATACTATACATCCCATCCGAAACTAATACGGGTTTATTAAAAGATGCTGAGCAATACACTAAACTTTTATCATTTGCCCTATCAGAACCGATTTTAATTACATCAGGATTATATTTAATTATTCTTAATAGTTTGTTTATTGTGGATGGTGTAATAATAAATTGGACCCCGTGTTTTCTGCATCTATCTTTTATTAAACCATAATCATCATCGTTTAATTCAAAAGAACGAATCTTATTAAACATTTCAACGTCATCTTTCCACCATGAACTATCAATTGTATTTATAGCATCCGTAACCTGAAACTTAACCGCCTTAGCCCCGGCCTCAACAGCAGCGTCTATCATTTCTAACGCTTTTAAAATATTACCATTATGATTTAATCCTATTTCTGCAATTATTTTCATATAGCCCTCACTGTATCATATTTCATAAACATTTTATCCAATTCATAATTAGCATTTTTCTTTTTGTTTTTTTCACCATTTATGTTGTTTATCATTAATTTAATATGATCAATACCTGAATAATGAGCTGGCATATATCCACCGCCAAATCTAGGGTTTATATCTATTATCCAAGCCTTATCAGAAACAATAAAATCAATATCAATATTGCCTTTAAATCCTTTCCACTGTAATATTTTTAATTGATCGTATATCGCTTCATCCCATCCGCTAATTGACCGTTCAGTTTCACCTGCTCGCATTAACAACTTCTTTTGCATGAATACTGAAATAAGGTCTTCAGTATAATAATCATAATATGCTTGAACATTCCATTCAGCCCCATCAAGTAAAGGTTGACGAATCTTTTCAAACCCTTTTCCGGCTGAACCACATCGGTCTTTTTGAATTGTAGTAGGACAAACCGTTAATTGATCATCAATATTTTGTGTTTTAGATTTATCGAAAGATTTTTCTATAGATTCATAATCTGATAAAAAAACCCGAATCCCATGGTTTAAAAACAAATTTCTGTCAATCGAAAGATTTACTATCATTGGGTCTATAAGCGATGTTATCCATTTAATGTTATTAATCAAACAATAATTAAGTAATTCGACTACTTCATAAGTTTTGTGTGAAATAAAATTATTCTTTGTTTCATACAAAGCTGGAGCGGAGATATCACAATCCGTTACATGTAAATTAGGATATAGTTTAATGATTTCTCTTATTAATTCTACCCGCCTTCCAACGCATGTAATTAACATTTAAACCTCAATATGCAAATTGTTTATATAGATCTTCTACTTTGCTTTCTATTTCACCATCATTCTTTTTTATTACCCTTAGAACACAAGCAGCAGAATCAGCACAATCGTCAGGTTCCTGCCCCTCTTCGTAGTCAATGACTTGATTAACATATTCATCATCTGATTCAGTGGCAAAATAAACGTCTTGCCAGTTATACTTAAGATGTCCTATAATTTTATTGTGTTTGTTTTCCTTTTCATGATATCCCGAAATAACAGGATAATATTTTTGAAGTGCTATTTTCGCCAAGCCCTTATCTGCGTTTGTTTCCATGTAACATGTCCCACAATTATGGGATCGTAATATACCCGCTATTTCAGGGTATAAATCAACTATGTTTTTTCTCCATGTATATCCTAAAAGTATGTATTTACCTTCCCAAACCTCTGCTAAAGTTAAAGCCGTGTAATGATCCCCAGCATAAGCACAATCTATATGAGCAATAATTCCTGAGGCATCATTCACCCAATCTGAATATTTAGCCTCAGAAAATATTTTGTTTTCATCTGTTATATATTTTAATTGGTAATTGATAGCAAATAATGATGGGGTAGTACGCTTTTTTATTTCTTCTATAAGTTTTGGAGTTAGCTCAGGGATGTCTATTGAACCATAAGGGTATTTATCAGCCTCGGGAAGAACGGAAAATATATCATCTTTATGCCATGGTGTTCCTGTAAACGTTATAGTTCCATTGGCTTTTTTAATGTTTAAAAGCTCTCTTACAAAGGATTTTGTTTTTTCTCTTTCGGCCTTTGATACACGGTCTTTAAGGGTTGCGATATCATCACAAAGTATTTTATCGTAATGCCTTCCAGTTATTGCCCCGCCAATTCCTAGAGAATCTATAGAACCTTCGTTTGTTACATTATTTTTATAGGTTAGAATTATAGAGTCTTTCTTAGCATATTTTAAAGGTGCTTTCGGAAAGCCTAATAATTGATATAAAGCCTGAAGTTTAATCCCTTCATACAATCTTGTAATAGCCGAAAGAATCGATGAGGCCCCCTCATATTCTTTTCGTACAATCAATACGGTTGCTTCAGGGTTAAAAAGTAGGTACCATATAGCCCCAACGTTTAATACGGCAGTGGTTTTATAAGCGTTTCTATGCGCTTGTATTACAACGTCGTTTTTAGATTCCCACGAATCTTTAATCCATTTGGAATGAATATCGGTTAAAAGGTTATATCCTAGATAGTTTCCTAAAAGATGAGGCTTTTCATATATGGCTTTTCTTAATTGTTCTGGCTTTAATTTACTATTTAATTTTGCCAAAAATTTTCTCCATCTCTTTAATAGCCGACTTAGTGTCTTCGTTAAGGGTATGTTCAGTTTCTGATCTATCTCTCCATCCCATTTGTTTCAACGAAAATATAGCCATTGCAGTGTTTACCTTATTTGCTAGGGTAGCCTTTTCTAGGTTTGCCTGTTTCTTTTCAACACATTTTTTTAAAAGATCGGAGAATTCCGCATAATCATATAGGATATCTTTTGTTATGTTATTCTTATATGTGAATTCCATAATAATTGGTATTGAGTTTTCTTCAATATACAATTCAAATTTTTCTTTTAATCTTTTCACTTGTTCTGGACTGAACTTCTTAGGTTGTCCTGCTCGTTTCTTTCTATCGTTTTTCATTTTACTTCACGCTATATAAAGATAATTTTTGTAATACCGAGATTTTGATAAATCCATCTTCGGGCAATATTGATACATTGGGAAATCAGAAACTAAGCCCCATATTGGTTGAAAAGAATTATTCTGTTTTTCGTCTATTATTCCAGTCCGCCAATAATTAGGTTTTGTATGTTTTCTAGTTGGAATAACTTCAAATTCTTTAGAAAGTTTTCTATATTTATTATAACATAATTCTATATTTTTATTCAATTTTTTTAAGTTTTTTAATCCTAAAATAGCATTCCAGGCTGGCATCCTATAGTTAAATCCTATTTGATCATGATAATTTTGTTTTTGACTTTGGTCTTTTGCCGTCATAGATAAATGTTTTACATAATTATAATAATCTTTTGACCATGTTAAAATAGCTCCGCCGCCGCCAGTAGTAAGTAATTTATTGCCATTAAAACTAATAATACCAAAATCTGAATGTGTCCCTACGTGCTGATTAAATCTATAATTATCAGGTTTTTCTATGTAAGATCCAATGGCTTGAGCCGCGTCTTCAATAACTTTTAATCCCCAGTGTAAAGCAATTCGATTAATTTCTTCAATATCAATAGGGTTTCCTAAAACATGAACCGCAACAATAGCAGATATTTTTCTGTTAGTTAATTTATTATAGACTATTCCATTTTCAATTTTACCGATATAAGATAAATAATGTTCTAGTTTTTTAGTGTCTATCCCTAAACAATCATCACAATCAACAAAATGGGGTATGGCTCCAATATAAACTATAGGGTTAATTGTTCCAATAAAAGTTAATGCCGGAACTATAACCTCTTCATTTGGTTTTATACCTGAACAAATATACGACAAATGTAATGCAGATGTTCCTGTGTTAGTAGCAAGCACATATTTTGATCCGGTTAATTCGCCTATTGCAATTTCAAACTCTTCTGTTTCTTTCCCACGATATGAATAATCCATTTAACCCACCACTATTTTTGAAAGAAATTCTATGATTTGTCCTAATTCTATAATTATTATTATTAACGCTATTAACTGCAAAATTTTAATCATTTGTTATTTCCTAAAAATAGTTTTGGATTTTGGTAATTAGATATAATATTATTCCAAATAGCGAAATGTAAATGGTTACCTGTCGAATACTTCCCTGTTGAACCTACTCGCCCGATCAAGTCCCCACGCTTGACCGAGCAGTTAGGTTTGACCATAATTTGTGATAAGTGCCCATAAATGGTGCTGATCCATCCATGGTAAATCCTTATCGTTTTCCCCGTGTTAAAATATTCTTTTGTTTCTTCTACGAATCCATCGGCAACCGCAAATACTGGAGTTCCCCTAGCGGCCGAAATGTCTAATCCTTCGTGGAAATCATTGATTTCACCGCCAACATCTTTCCCAAACGGCGAACATCTCAAACCCCATTGTGAAGTCTCTTTCCCTTTTATTATCGGGTATATCATTTCAATTTGTTTGTTTATTTTTTTGATGAGCTTCTTTTGGCTTGATAATAATTCCCAGTTTTTTGATGTGTCATAACCATAATAGGTTTTATAGTCATTCACTTGTTTTTGAAATTCCCTTTGCTTATATCTAATGGTGAAATAAATGGCACTAAAAACTATCACTAAAAATGTTATGATTAACATTCCCGTTAACACAATCATTTTTATTTTATCCTCGTTAAATTTCTTGGATCTCAATTCCATGCCTTTCCAGCATTAACTTTTTTTTGATAACGTACACAGGAAGCCTCCTTGTGAAATCGCTTTTGACATCCGCAACTATCTTTTTCCATTCACCCCCAACTTTTTTTTCGTAACAAAAATCAGCCACGTATTTTGTTGCCCTTAGTTTTCCTTGCTTTGGTATCAGCTCAAAAGCTACTTGCCTTTCGAGATTTCTAATCTCGCCGCTCGCCGCCAATGAACTTAAACCCAAAAATCTTTCAAATTCTTTTTTGCTATCAAATACTATTCCGTTATATTTTACCTTTTTATTTCTGTATTTGCAAGGGGTTTTAAATATATATTTATTAGTCATCTCTATCTCCTCTGATCCAACTCTTTCCATTTACGATATAGTTCGGCATTCTCTTTTTTTAATTCTTCTATTTCTTTTTGTTCAATCTCAATTTGCGCTTCTGCTTCTTCGAGCTTCATGTCTAATTCTTTTGCAAAGTTTTCGACCTTTTCAATATGACATTCCAATTCTTTTATCTTATCATCTTTTATTTTAATAATATCTTCATAAAGAGGAACATTGCCTTTAACCGCATCTATTAATTTGTCTTTAAGTTCTTGTATCACATCTAGTAGATCTGCAATTCTTTCTTCCTCAAGATCGTATAAATCTTTATAATGTTCTAACTTTATTTGTAACTCTTCTACCTTTTTGTTGGCGTCAACAATATGGTCTGGTTTAATCCCATCGTTTTCGATGGGTTTGTAATTAGTACACTTGTCGTCGGGCGTTGACCAATTTCTCCTCGTTACCTCTATCGGCGGGTTTGTCTTGTAGTTAGAACATTTGCTATAACATTCTTTTGTGCTTTTCTTGTCAGGTTCTACAAGCCCTGCGGATTGCCAGGTTTTAACTATCTCATCTTTATGATGGGTACATAATGTTTTTTCAGCCAACTTCATCGCTTCTTCTTTGCTAATCATTTTATTCCATCCTTTTTTTGTTTAGACCACATAAAACATCTAATTCCGTTTTGATTGTAAAATTTACAATGTTTAGATACCCACCATTCACATTTAGTGTTCCCACATTTCATTTTATTTCCTCCTTTTCCGAATGTAATTCCCAGGCATCTAGAATTAACTTCTTATATTTCTTCCAGAAATCCAATCCTTTTTTTTCATCCATTGATAGAATTTCTTTATCACTAAAACTTTCCCATTCTTTTGCGGTATATTTTTTACATCCTATCTGTATATTTTTTTCAGTAATGAGTACAAAATATTCTAATCCTAATAATTGTATTGGTATTTTTGATATTAATTCTCCATCAAGAGAAGCTCTATTAAGAGAAGCTCCATCAAGTGAAGCGCCAATAAGAAAAGCTCCATCAAGAGAAGCTCCATCAAGATTAGCTCCATAAAGATTAGTTCCATGAAGAGAAGCTCCATCAAGATGAACTCCATGAAGATTAGCTCCATGAAGAGAAGCTCCATTAAGATTAACTCCATCAAGAGAAGCTCTATAAAAATTAGTTGTATGAATATTTTTCTCAAGACAATCCTTTATAGATTCATATTCCCCACTAATAATAATCGCTCCAGTATCCCACCGTTTAATCTCTACTTTCATTTTATTTCTCCTTTATATAAATTTAGTAAAATCGTATTCATTAATTCTGTCTGAAACTCTAGTGATTAAAGCCAGTGCTGTTCCATAGTTTTGTTTTTCAATACATATTGCTATATAGTTTAATTCTGTTTGCAATATATTTGCAGATATTTTCTTTCTTTTCATTGTTTACTCCTTGTTTAAAAAATTAAATGTTTTAGTATTCCCAATTGTCTTCTTTTATTTCTTTTTTATCATCAATATCTTTTATATCTTTTAATATTTGTTTAGGGCAAACAACACAATGAATCGAATTATAATAATGTTTCATTGTTTGGCATCCTATTATTTTGCAAAATTGATGTTGTTTATAGCAAAGAATTTCACTAAATTCATTATCCCATTTCCTTAAATCATTATATTCATCCTTCGGTAAATATTGAACATATTCAACAATTATAGTTTTCCAATCATATTCTTTCATGCCTAATTCTTTGCACCTCCGGCAAACCCAATATCGATTTAATTTATATATCATGTCTTTAAATTCAGCCATTAATTCATTGCCTTTATTGTTTATTTCTAATAATTTTATATATTCATTTTTATAAAACTCGTTTGAAAACCATTCTGGTTTAATTATATCAAAAGCCTTGTTATTATATTTCGCATGAATTTTTAATGAATTTATTATTTTCCATTCAAGCTCTAAATCTTCTGAAATATTATTCCGTTTAAAAAAAGGATTGCTAGAAACTGCTTCAATTACATCATATCTAATATTCATTTCTAAACCTCATAAATTCAGCATCAAAATAAAGCTCAATTGTTCCTGTGTCTCCAAATCTATTTTTTGCTACATTAACTTCAAACCGTCCTTTTAAATCATTGTTTAATTTATCATAATATTCCGGTCTGTGTAATAATAAAACAATATCGCTCCACTCCTCAATTGATCCGCTTGATTTTATATCAGATAATAGAGGTTTACATTGTTTGTTTTCTTCCGCTTCGCGTCTTATTTGTTGCATTATAACTATTGGTATTTTTGTTTTTTGCGCAATAGTTTTTAATCTGTCCATTATATACCCCAAACGTTCGTGTTTTTTTGCGTATGAATCATGGTCATAAAGTTTTTCCAGATGATCTATATATATAATTTCACAATTTTGTATTGATACCATTATCTCAATAATTGGTTCTAATTGATCTATTTTAATATTTTGATTTTTAACGAAAATAATATTTTCAATAATGTCTTTTTTATATTGTTCAAGATTTTCAATAGTTCTTGATCTAATCTGCCCATAAGGGATCGATAATTCGTTCGATAATATTCTTTCATAAATTTCTTCATTCGACATTTCGAGTGAAATAAAACCAACTTTATGCCCTCTGTTTTTGTTGTTAATTGCCAATTGCCCGGCGAAAGCTGTTTTACCCATTGCTGTACGCGCGGCAATAGTTATTAGATTGCTCTCTCCAAACCCCTCTAATTTATCATCTAATCTATAATAACCAGTTTTAATTATTTTTCTTTTAGATCCATTTTTAATTTGATTTAATAACGTGTTTTTAACTTCCCATTCTTCAACAATTTCATTTTCGCTAAAATTTATATATGAAGAAATTTTAGAAGCTATATTCATTCCTATTGTTTTATAATTCCACACATCAATTTTATCCATGTTTTCTAACATTTCATTCCTAATTTTTCTTATTTGACAATAATTTTTTAATATTTCGGTTTTTATTTTACAGTCATCAATCGTAGAATCTTTGGGTAATTTAAAACTTTCTGGAATAATTTTACCGTTTTTTCTGTATTCTGTTTCGATTGCGTTTATGTCGGGTTTAATGTTTTGTTTTAAAAGTTTTTGCATGGTTTGGAAATATTGTTTATTGTTTTCATCAAAAAAAGAATCTTCTTTTAGGTGCGTCAATCCTATTATCATACAGTCCCAATTATAAGTCATTGAGTTTAAAACAAAAGATTCAATTTTGTGGTCGAATAGTTTATTTGGATTTTGCAAGCTCGGCCTCCAATTCAGTTATTATCCCGTCTTCAATCGCTTCCTTGATTTCCCTTTCGCAAACACGGTCTTTTTTAATAGCTTCTAATAATTCTTTTTTGTTCCTTTGACGCTTTTGTTCTTTAGTTTCTTGTATTGGTTCTATTGATTTTGAACTTCCTAAAATCAAAACGTCATTTATTTTGCTGGCTAAATTAAGGATACTACGACTGTCTTTTGTAAACCAAAATTCATTATTAAAATATGTTTTAATTGCGGAAACCACCCCCTGTACATTCAGTTTTTTAAGAAGTGTTTTTAGGATTTGACGATCTTTACTATAGTTTTCTATATAATCTATATTGTATTTTTCTTTATATAGCTTTTTAAAGATAGTTTCGATAGAAACCAATTCATCAGAATTGTCCTTGGTTTTCGTTTCTTTTATTTTTTCTTCTTTAAGCATTTTATTATTAGAACTTAAAGCATTTGGGGGTAAATTTTCCACTGGGTGGCTTTCACCACTGGGTGGCAAATAGCACGGGTGGTTTTTTATTGAATCGTTTTTAAAATCTAATTCTTTATTTTTAACTCTAACCTTACCTAACTCTAACCTATCCTTACCTAACTCTAACCTTACCTGGCTATCCAAACTGGATACATCTTGTATACATTTTGTATACGCTCCATTTTCATCTTGTTTTAATTGGGCTTTTTCAATTTTATAATGTGTTTCTGTGTATCTGTCGTTTTGTATATAGTTGTGAATTTTCCAATCCCTAATAACGCAAACACCGGTTTCAAAAGGAATTAGAAATTGTTTTGAGCATAAAACCTTAAAATCATCCTCTGTTGCCCCAACAAATCTCATTATTTTTTTGGGAGAACCAACAAACCCATCATCATCCGCTCGCATAGATAAATCATAATATAAAAGCCTTGATGATAAAGGCATATTAAGAAACTCATCAGTGTCAATAATTCTTAATGAAAACATTCTACGTTGCGCCATTCATACCCTCCAATAAATTTTCCAATAAAAAAGCCAGCTTCACTACCCCTTGTTCGACCTCGGAAATAGTTTGGCTGGCTTATAGTCAACTTTAACGTTGACAAGAAAACAGGTCGAATATTGTTTTCAAGTCAACTACCTTAGTATCATTAATTATATATTGGTTTTTTGAGTTTGTAAATGTTTTTCTAATATATTTTTTCTTAAACATAAAGCTATGTTGTACATCATTTTAGGCATAACAGCATTACCTAATCTTATACAAATATCTTTTTGTTCTTCCGACCATTTTCTTGGATTATATTTTGCAGGTTTAAGATCAGAAATATTCCTTTTTTCGTTCAACCATTTCATACTCGCACCTCATTCACAAATTTTGCTATTCTTTTATGCCTTTGTAAAAACGCTTCGTATTTACTTGCCTGATAAGTGTTTATACATTTCCAAGATTTATTATTCATGTGAAAACCATGATGAAGTGGGATCAAGTTCAATAAACTATGAATGAACAGTGGAAACTTTTTGCAATTGTTTTTCGTGTCTGAACACCTATGATGCAAATCAATTTGAAGGTAACTGAAAATATCCATATCAGAAAGTCCTTTAAAAAGCGGGTTCCTTAACCGCACTAATCCAAAATTTACTTCCTTGTAATAAGGAATGCCATTACAGTTTTTATAATGTTTAATTAAGTATTCTAGTTTTTCATTCCGAAAAGGAATCTTATTCACATTTGACCCCTTAAATGATAATATAAAAAACCATGTTGTCAACAAGTGGAATATACAATCTGGGTGGCGACAACTCACCACCCAGACCGTTAAGAAGGATTATCGGCGGTTTGCCGGTTTAATTTTTCACAAACACACTTTACAACGGGAACACTGACGGCATTACCTAAGCATTTATATCTTTGACTATCGCTAATTCCTTCTGTCCATCCATCTGGGAATCCTTGCAATCGCTCGCATTCTATGGGGGTTAAACGACGAATTAATCCGGTAGAATTTAAAAATTGTTTGTTCTGTCCACTGTATCCTTTTCTTAAATCATTCGGATTTAAACAAGGCGCAATCATAACACCATGCCTATCCTGTGACGTAACCGTAAAACTATCTTCACCAGCTTTTTTCATGCGCCTACCGTTTTGTCTTTTTATTATTCTGTCTGGCGTTAATATTGGCCTTACTACAAGCGGTTCTGTATCGCCCTTCTTTGTTTCACTTTTCAGTGTTGGACATAATTCTTTTAAATCCATTTTTCCAGTAAGCCTTTGGTCTGATTTTTGTATCATATACAACCCCGTCTTTGCGCCCTGCCCGCCGCCTTGCGCGGTTAGTTGTGCTGAAATTCCTTCTGGTGAATATACCCTTTGACCTTGTGAGTTACTTCCTGTTTTTCCGAATGCGATTAGATCGCCACCGTCTTTATAATCTCTTGTGCTTAAAGCTGATGAATAATTTTTCCGAATCCGTTCCACTTCTCCTCCGCTTCCTGTTTGTGGTTCAACACTCCGGCTATTGCTTTCTCCGATAGGAAATACTTTGAATCCACTTCGGTTTCTAATATGTCTGCCAACACCATAGATCCGCTCGCGGTTTTGTGGGAGAAACCATTTAGTATTAAGCAGTTGCCATTGTAACTCATATACCCCAAGCTCGGCGATTGTTCGCAATACGATTTCAAAGTCCCTTCCTTCACTACTGGAAAATAACCCTTTGACATTTTCAAAGATAAACCAATCGGGTTCGCATTCGGAAACAATCCGCATAGCTTCATAAAACAGACCACTTCGTTCCCCGTCCAGGCCTCTTCTTTTCCCAGCAATTGATAAATCTTGACATGGAAATCCGAAGGTAATAAGGTCAATTCTTGGCAATCGTCCTTTGTAAATAGTTCTGACATCGCCTAAATCCTCCGATTTCTGAAAATGTTTTTTGTAAATTTGCTTTGCGTATTTATCAATTTCACTATGACCTTCCCATTCAAATTTAAAACCAGCTTGTTCAAGACCTAAACGAAATCCGCCTATACCTGAAAATAAATCAAGATAATTCTTTATAGCGTTCATCGAATATCTCAACTGGCACGCCCATCGTTCCCATGTGGTGCTTAACAGATTCAAAGTAATCCATAAATTCCAACTTACTTAGTTTGGTTGTTGACTTTGAACCCATTAAAGGCTTCACGCCTTTCTTACTGCGAATCATTATAATTTTCGGTAAGAACAAATGTTTCATTGCTTCGTGGAGTTCAGTCGCTGTGAGTGTTGGGTCGTCTGATTTCAGGTATGACACTGCAAACGTAAGGAAAAGCCAGTAGCAAGAATTTTGATTTAATGACCTGCCTTTCTGATTGTCATTCCAAACTATTTTACAAATAGTGTTTTCTGGAATTTGTTTATTATCCAGAACAAGCCCACGGACAAACCCATTATCAAAGGTCATGACCTTAAAATCTACTGCCCTTTTCATCGTAAAATCCATTTGCTCATAATTAACGCGGCAACTGTAAAACTAGTTAGAATTCCCAAAACAATAAGCGCTTCCATGTTTCACCTCACAAAAGCTTTAAAAATAGCTTCTTTTTGTGTCTCGGTCAATTCGTTCCAATCCCAAGCTCCATACCCAGAAAGCATTGAAGAAAATGAAGCGTCTTCGATTGCGTCTTTGCCAATGATCTTTTGGATCGCAATTAATCTAGGATCAACTTCTTTTTCCTTTGCTACGTTCTGGCTTGCTTGCGCTTGGAGTTCTTTCACAAATTCAGGAATATAATCAATCCCGATTGTAGGTTTGATTACTTCAATCCCTTTTGGAAGCCCGGTAATACCGGAAACATCAGCATAAGTATTACCACTTTGACTTTGTGAATGAATGACAGTAATGAAACAATTCTTTCCGATCAATTGCTTTTCGTCAAACCCGTTTGTTTTTTCTTCATCAGTCATTGGTCGACCTAACAAAGTCGGAAGAACTTTCATCAAGTTTGATTTGTCGAAAAAGCTCAAAGTGTATTTCAGGTATTTTGTCATGTTCGAACCAAGGTATTTCCCTTTGGTATATTGCAGGTAAGGAAGTTCTAGGGCAATGTAGATTTTTTCCTGGTACTTAATTTGCCCTTTGTACTCAACCTTTTGCATACCTAAGTAAAACACATTATACACAACCGCTTGATGAGTTCCTACTGGAATCAATTCCCTTTCTACACCTTCATTCGTGTTACTAGGTTTTAACATAATTTCCTCCTATCGTTTTAAACCTTTTAAATGTTTAACTGCTTTTTTAATCTCTTCATTTTCAGCAACTTCAATTGAGTTTTCAAATGTTTTATAACAAAATAACTGTCTGTCTTTTGGAAGCATACCATACCGGATTAAAAGAACTTCAAATTTTGTACCCAGTTCCATTATAACCCCCTTAAACGCTTAATCATTTTGTCCCAGTGCCACCGACGAACCAATTCTGCAAACCAGCCTTCTGAACTGTTCATCCAGTCCATGAACCGCTTTTTGAACCACTTCATTTAATCCTCCTTAAATGGTTTTCTACAAATTAAACATCTTTTTATTTTTTGTTCTTTTACATAAAGAACAGACTCGCATTTACAAGAAGGGCAATAATAAGATTTTAAAGGATTATTTATTTCCCCATTTTTTATTGAATCTTCAGCTTCTTGATCCCTGTAATTTTGATAATAACCATTATAATCTTCTGATTCTTCTCGGCGTCTAATTTCGGCCTTACATTCGGTCAAAAGTTCGGCGTCTTCTAATGGGTCTGATTTTATCAAAATTCCTAACAATCCGGCATCTGTCTTTGATTTTAAGTTAATTTTCATAAACACCTCTTTTTATGTGTTTTTCAGGATTTTCAAGTCAATGATATCAATGCTTTTTTTCATCGACTTTCGCATGATCGGCCTTTCTTGGCGCCTTCTCGTGTTTTCCATTACAAAAATGCGTTCTTTTAATTTCAAAGTTTTCAAACCTATATTTCACAATGCTTTTTCAAGTATTTGCCTCACAATCGCGGATACCGAATATTTCGACTGTTTTTTCAATGTTTTTAACTTTGCGATCAGGTTTCCAGTCAACGCAATTGACATCGGCTTTAAGTCTTCTTTTTGCTCAATTTTTTCTATCATAAAATCACCTCATTAATATTATATCATATTATTAATTATGGGTAAAGTTAACAATTATTTATTATCCACTTTTGTTAATGCCCAAACAAAGGCTCCGATCCAGCCAAGAACAGACCAGCCGAGCAGAATGTTTACTGCGGCAATTGCTCCACGGTTATGATGATGCCGTCCGTAAGCAATAAACAACGGAATGAAATAGGCGACAATAATCGCAATGATTAAAACTAAACCGCTATCCATATAATCCTCCTAATCGAAATCTAAACTTTTCAGCCCATCCTGGGCAATCAAAAGCGCTTTAATAAAGTAGAAAATTTCGTCATCCCATTCAGCTTTTTTTAAAATTGAATTTATTTGTTCATCTGAAAACAAACCTGTCTTTTTTAACATAACTACTTTGTGGGAATATGGAAAAGATTTCAGGAACCAATTATCCCATTTCTTTTGAACCTCTTTGTTTGTTGTTTCAAAATCTCTGTATTCCATAAATCCTCCTATTCATCTTCCAACGGACAATTTTCTGGTATAGTTTTAGGGCATTCGTCTTTCCAAATATTCCAAAAACATTCTTTACTTTGATTGTAATTTTGATTATAAGGACATTCGTAACAATCATAAATTCTGTCATATTTTCTGTTTTTCAAACTAATAATCTTAATCATTATTTTCTCCTTGTAGATATTTCGTCAAACATTTCTTGGTCTTTTCTGTCCTGTTCAATCTGTTCATAGGCGGCTTTGGTAAGTTCTTCAGGTTCATTTCTATTCTGGTAGTATTCAACCAATTCTTTCAGATCAATAAGCAATTGTTTCTTTGCATAATCCGATTCGAGGCTGTTGTAAAACTCAATGAATTTTTCAATATTTACGAACTCACCTTCCCTATTAACCGTTTCCGCAACCCATTCGGCATATCCTGGAAGTTCTTCAGGTATAGCATTGAATTGTTTCTGGATCAGGTCATTCATTTCTTTGTCGTTGTAAGTTGGTTCGTAAGTCATATAATCACCTCTCAATTTTTGCAGTCGTTAAAATCAATCAGCCAAAAACCTATATGGATAAGTCTTCCCCTTTCTAGGTATTCTGGATTTTTTGTATCCCAAACAATTACTTTAAAAAACCTAAACCCATGTTTACTTCTTGTTATAGTCATATAATCACCTCTCAACGATAATTCTTTCTGGCTATTTCTTTTCCGTCTTGATTTACGATGTTTCCGTTTTCATCAATTTCAATTTCTTCCTGCCATACCTCAGCTTCATTTTGCAAATCCTCAAAGGAAACACTCGAATTATTTTCGAAGTCTTCGGAAATCCACGCCTGATCAATGATTTTGTATGTCATATAATCCTCCTAATGTTCTATATATAATACCGTTGCTTTTAATAGAAAGTGAAATAGTTTATTAATTTATTTTTGTTAATTTCTTGTTCTTTTTATACTATATTATACACTATATTTTTAATAATTCCTATATTTTTAATAAAATATTTTTAGCGTCTTATCTGTATATACAGTATATAGTTATAGAGTTGGTTTTAAAAAAGAGGGTTACTTAGGCTAAATTTGAAATGACTTTATGTGATTTTATGTGGCAATTTTGGCATAATAATATTAAATTATTATAATCATTATTACCGCCAGAACATAGCGGTTTAATGTGATGTATCTGTAAATTTTCATCGTTACTACATTCGGCACATTTATAATTATATTTTTCTTTTATAAATTCTGTAATTAACAACCATTGTTTAGACGTTATGAAATCTCCTCTTCTTAATTTTAATCTATATTTTAAAGAACAATCCCAACTGCAATATTTTACTGCTTTACTTTTTGGATTTAATTTTTTATTACACATTAAACAAAATTTATTTTTATTCATAAATTATCGTCTGATTAAGCTTATTGTCGACCAATTTGAAGCGTTTGAAATGATAGAAATGTCCTTGATTTGGGTCTTAAAATTAGTAGAAATGATCGGGAAAACCATTCGGAAATTAGTCCTGTTACCCTCTATGGTTGTGTTGATATATGCGTTTGTTAGGATTAATTCAGTGTTAACTAGGTTCAAATTTTCATTCAAATTTTGGTTGACGTTCACATTCTGGACTATTTGTGTTTGATTGTTTTCTATTTTGATCCCAAAAATTGCCTGAAAAATATTGCCCGCTACAGAAACACCAAGCAAAATAAAAAGAACTAATTCCATTTTCATTCTCCTTTCTTCCACCAATCCCATAACACTCGGAAACCGTGATGAAGATCCTCGCCAAAAAATTTGAGTAGGCAAGAAGCCAATAAAGCGTGGGTCAGAATCATCATGAAGAAAAAGAATATATTGCTCATGGAAAACAATGTTAGCAATATCATTTCCATCCCTAAAACGGCAAACATCAAAACCACATTAGGAAAATGTGCCGACATAAAAATAAATGATGTAACTATAATTGCGTACTGTAACGGCATGAAGTTTCTTAAAATATGAAATAGAATTAGAATTACTAGCTGTTGAATTGCCGCGCTTATAGGGTATGTTATAAAAGCCGACTTCAAGAAGTCTTCTTCGGGCGGATCTAGTTTGTGGTCTCCTGGGGTTAATACAATAGGACCGCCGTAATATTTGGAAATTTTCCAAAGGACTAAAAAAACTAATACGTCAAATATAGCAATGACAATAAAAGGAATCCATTTATAAAACATCTGTTTCCTCCACGAACAAATCACTTAAACTATCAATAAAATTATGGCATTTTTCTTTGCATTCAATCGCTGTTTTCTTACATCGCCCATTTTTAAAAAATAAACAATGTTTTAAAATTTCTGTTCTGCTATCCATAATATAAACGTTACCGCCCCCAATGTTATTACTACAATCAACAAACCTATAATCATTTGTAAAACTCCGGAACAATCCATGAAGTTGATCTTTCAACCCGAATCCTTCCACGGTCATTTAGTTCATAACAGTCTTCGAATTTCCAATAATCCTTATGCCAGACAGTGAAACATCCGTGCGAACCATCATTATCAGGCTTTCCGCTATTATCCCAATCCCCAGCCGATCTATGCAATCTTACTGCTATTATAATCTTTTTGCCATTATGATTAGGGTTCGATATTAACGACGGTAATGTAATCTGTTCTAAAGTTAATTGATCCCAGTTTTGCCAGAATTTTAAGTCCTTACAAAAGAACGCTGATTTATACTTTCCTTTATGCATCCCTATAATATAATCATACGTTCCTTCTGCTAAAATACCGCCCTTATAACCTGCTGTAAAGTCAGTATTAACAAACGAAAGCTCTTCTTGGCATGACAGGCCATTATACATATATAGCTTTGAATCGAAAAGATCGCCATTATCAGCCTTCATTGCAAAAAGAGAATTCCCACCACGGACGACAACAATTTCCCTATTCATTATTTCTTTCCTATCTCTATCCCATTCCCACTATATTTTATATCCTCTAGCTCAATAGTTCCATTAATAAAGATATATAGAATAAACGGCACAATGATCCCGGCTATACACGCCCAGGAGTCTGTTATTCGGCCTGAGGTAATATTATAAAAAATAAGTATTTCAATGATTAAAAAACCAATAAATTTCCTGCTGGTATACTCAGTAATCTTTTGTAAAACCCATTCTTTCATAAATACCCCTATTTAGAAAAAGACCTAATAACAGTAACAATAACCCCGCCAACAAGGAGAAATTTCCATAATACATCTAGCCATAGAGCCATTGATTTCCCTGTTTTTTCAGGACTAAGGTTTCTTATAGCAGTCCATATTGCATCATGTTCCGTCTTATGAATTGCAGACTCCGCGGATATGTTTCTCTTTATATCTAAGATTTCATTATTTAAGATCGTACTAAGATCCTGATATTCTTTAATCGTAACTCTTAATTCATCCAGTTTACCTATTACTGGTTTAATTATTTTATCTTCGATATATTCTAAATCGCTCAATTCTAAAGCCATTATTTCACCTTCGCCTCATATTCTGTTTTCTTTATTTTATATTCATCAACAATCGTATTCTTTATTTTAATATAGTTGTCCCAATTCAATAACAAATCATCTAAAAGTTTTTGAATTGTTTCTTGCCGATATTGGTCAAATTCTATTTTTAATTTAAGTTTTTCTGCAATTTGTTGTTTCAATATTGCTTCAGGGGATAAATCATTTATTATTATATAGTTTATTTCACCAGTTAAAGAATCATATTTGATTTCCACTGACATTTTATTCTCCTTTTTCAATCACTAAAACCGACCCAACGTCTAAACCATTCGCTGAAGTATTTTCAATTTTTACTTCTGTTATTGATGAAGTGGGGTTTGTATTATAAATAGAAGCTCTGTGAACAACTGGATTATAAGTAAGTTCTCTTCTAATACTCACGTTATTTATAATACAAACATCATTAATTATATAAGATTCGAATTTTCCACCCATAGTGTACCCAGCGGTAATATAAGACAAAGAAGGATCATTGGTTTCACCAGCAGAATATCCTGTATTAAAAACTTGTTCATTTTCTGATCTATAATTTGTTAAAGTTTCATCTCCATTTTGAAAATAATATAAAGATCCTGTTTGTGCTCCAAGGAATTGATATTTTCCTTTTATTGATTTTTGAGCTTGAATTGTAGTAGAAATCGAAGTTGCCGCTGAACTGTCAATAGCCGCATATCCTACAACTATATATAATAACGGGATTAAATTAATTAAATTTCCACTCCCATTAATATAAAATCTTGCTAAAACTCTATTGTCATTATCATCATACCAACCGCCCTTTAATTCGTCCCTTGAAACAGTCCCAGCTTCAGAAGAAGTCAATACATCATAAATTCCATTACCTTGACTTGTAGCGTCAACATCTTCCCCGCCTGTACAAACTAAATAATATAATGTACTATTTGCTTTTGAAGGTATTCCGCCAGCACCCCATGCAAACGTAACATCAGCAGATTCAAATATAGCCTCTGAAATAGGGTAAGTTATACTAGTATCAGCAGGATAAACATTGTTTTCAGTAGCAGGGGTTGATGGAGTTAAATAAGTATGTTCCTTATAAACAAGGAATTTTGTCCCTGCTTTTATTGTTGG